GCATCACGGCGGGCCTTCTGGCCCGCCGTGATGCAGGGGTTAAGGTTAGGCGGCTTTGTCGACCTTGCCACCGGCGCGCAGGGCTTTGCCAGCTTGGCCCGACTTGTGCAGTTCGTCGGCCTTGGCGACGTCGACCACGTCGGCGGCGGTGGCGGCGATCCCGCTTTCGGCCAGTTTCGCCAACTTGGCCTTTTCGGCTTCCACCAGTTGGGCGTCCAGCGCCAGAAACAGCGCTTTGGCTTTCGTCATGGCGGCCAGTAGTTCGTCCTCAGTGCCGACAAAACGTTGCGCTTTGAAACAGGCCAGCGCCTTGTCCGCTTGTTTGTTGAACGCGGCGGCGGTCATTTTCTCTTCCTGCTCTTCCTTTTCAACTTCTGGTTTAACCAGATTTTTAAAGGCCGAAAGAGTCAGCGCAAAGTCACCGTGCGCCATGTAGAACTTGTTACGATGCAGGCTGACCACTTCACTTTCTTCGGTCGCACCGACCGCGATAAAGTGAGTCGCCAGAATGCTTTCTTTCTGCAACTTGGTCATCCCAACCGTGTTGTTTTCCTTGTTCCATACAACCCGTGGGCAGTGGGCAGCGATGTAGTTAAACACCTCTTTACCCGTCTTGCTCAGGGCGCCAGAAGCAAGGCGCATCACTGGCACATTGAACAGTTCGTCCATCCAGTTGCGATTACCGTGTACCGCGATTTGCAGGGTAGCGGCGTTAGCCCAGACAGAGAGGACATCATCAAGGGAGCCAACACGCTTGGCGTAGGCGGCGATGATGGTGTTGTTTACTTGTTTGCCTTGTACGGTCAGGGTCAGAGATTGTTTACGGGCCATGATTCTAATTCCTTATTACTAGTGAGTTATGGCAAGTACCCGATACAGGTACTTGATCTAAATCACTGGGGTTAGTGGGTTATCAAATTCTAAATGCTTAGTTCATCGTAGGGCAGGCTATGGCCTGCCCTGTTATCAGGGCAGGCTATGGCCTGCCCTGTTATCAGGTATGTCTAACCGTTGTGTGTATGTCGGTGATACTGCATAGGTGAATCAAGTTATAGGTAATGCGCTAGTATCCCGTGCGTCTCGGTTAGCGTAGTTCGGTTAGTAATGTTAAAGAGTGATAACTATCAGGTTCGGTGCATGGCGTTTGGCTAACGTCTAACTGCCCTGTAGGCGAGTGAGTCGGCCCGATTAGTTGATACCGGTTAATGACTATCTATCCTCAGATATCCCTGTACGTGTCAGGGTGTCATGATTGTTAAAGTGATAACTAACAATCCCATCGTCTAGTAGTTTTACCGGTTACCCCATGGTGAAGCGGGTAGCCCGGTAGATAGTCAAGGGAATGATCTTGCGTGTGCTGGTAATCAGGTGGATACAGATAACACTGATTATCATTCTCGTTTGCAAGACTTCCCCGTGCCTGGCTGTGGTCAGCCTGACAGGTGTTGTCGCGTAATCCGCATAGCGGTGAACCAGATTGTTAAAGAGCGGGCGGCAGGGCCGAGGCCGAGCCAGTGGCAGGCGAGAGGCCTACCGGTGAAGCGTGTTCGTTGTTGCTTGGTACAGTTCAAATACTAGAGGTATAAGACTATAAGATCAAGTGAAAAGATGTAGAAAAATCAAAAAAGTTTGACCCAACCCCGCCCCCTATTTTGTTGCACGGGAGAGACGTGCCTCACCGCCTAGGTCAGCGCTGGAAATTTTTTACTTTTTCAGATTCCGGCCCTATGCTTCAGCCTCGCAGGCGCAAGACCCGTAAGCCCCTCCTGCCGTGTCACCCACACCCACACCTACACCCCCATCCTCCACGACAGGAACCACCACCATGACCTTCTACCCTACGATCACCATCCCGCCGGCCGTTGACACCATGGCCCGCGAACTAGCCGAGCAGGACGCAGCCCAGCGCTCCAACGTCGACACCGGCACCCTGCAGGACTGCGTGGATCGCCACGACCAGCAGACCCAGCCCTTCACCCTCAATCTCAGCGAGAACGGCGTGACCTGCGGCATCGGCCTGCGCATCGACCCAGACCAGGCCAAGTACGCCACGACCCGCCTGAAGATGACCCTGCACAGCGTGACCCCGCTCGAGACCAGCGCCGACGATCCGCTCACCCGGTGCACCTTCGGCGCGGTGTACTCGCCCAACCCCACCGAGGAAGACGGCGTCTATGGCAAGTACACCCCGTATGGACAGCTGACCTACAACGTGCGCAGCGACATCGCCGCCAACCTGATCCAGGGCCGCGCTTACTACATTGACATCTGCCTGGCTGACCTCTAATCTGCGCCGTGTGAGCTTTGGCAGGCACACAAACAGAATGCTCGACCCCGTGACCTCAAGGATTAGTCCTCCTTGAGGTCTTTTTCTTTCTGGACTATCCTCCGCTCGCCAATCAGCGAGAAATCCCTACATGGATGTCCAAGAAGCAATACTCATCGTGGCCTACGGCATCGTCGCCTGGCTGCCCACCCTCGACTACACCGACTTTGCCGCCTTCGCCGTGTGTTTCTTCACCGGGTACTGGCTGCGAGGACGGGAAAAACGGAAGAAGACCAATGAGCCAGAGAACTGATCACATGCCCGCGCAGCCGGTGGTAGGCCGAATAGTGCTGGGCACTGATACGCAGGGGCGCACCTACGCAGCCGGGCTTGGCGTAAGCCTGGAAGACTTGAAACACAGTGGTATGCAGATCGCCGCTGCCATCGCCGACACCCCGCTTGGGGGAGATCTGGCACAGTCAGTGCGCCTGTCAGACGACCAGATTGGGCCAACCCCGCCGGAGGATGTGTACCGTTTCCTCCAGGTCACCAAGCGCAAGGCCGACCAGCTGGAAGAGACTTACACCGAGCTGCTGCTCGAGTCCGGCGGCTACGATGAGGTCAACCAGCGCCACCTCAGCCTGGCGCGCGATCACTTCGAGACGGCGCTGATGTTCTTGAAGCGGGCGCTGCACGGGATCAAGGTGGAAGAGCCGGCGATGATCGGTGCCAATGGCCAGCTGACCGAGTACGGGCGCAAGCACGCCACCATCACCTCAGCCATGATCTGTGACGCGAAGATCGCTGACCCCGTTTCGCAGATCTCGGATCGCCAAATTGATGTTGACGATTGCAAGTAACCTCGCTAATCTGCGGGCTACTCCAAGGCGGTGCGGCGAGTGAGCAGGACGGTTTCGTGAGACAAGGATGTCTCAACAGGTTTCAGAGGGTTCGCCAAGTCTGGCCAAAGGCATCGGGTTTTGATCCCGACATTCCAAGGTTCGAATCCTTGACCCTCTTCCAGCAGTTCCGGGTGAAAGCGTCAGCCATTGCGCAGGGCTTAGGCCCAACAAGCCGGAGATGAAATGGCACCGGCGCCCGGACTCGATGTACAGAAAGCCCCGTCATCGCACGGGGCTTTCTTTTGCCCGAAAACCCCGCTAATCTCCGAGTTAAGTCGGCCCGTGACCCAGTGTACCTCGTCCACGATAGACCCACGGATAACGGCCAACGTGTGCTGTAACGGGGCAAGAAGCCCTCGCCGACGCCTACTTCAACGAACGGATTCCAGACCATGCCAAGTGCCAACGCCAACATCCAAGACCTGATCACGCTGGTGTCTCGCAACTGCGATATCACCAAAGCGGAGGCCAAGGTCTACATCGAAGCGACCCTGCAAGGGATTGTCCAGCTCGCCACCGACCGTGACAAACTGACCCTGCGCGAGTTCGGCCGATTCGAGATGCGCCACCACAAGGCCCGGATCAACAGCAAACCGATCCAGGGCGCGCCGGTGGTGATCCCGAGCCGCGAGCTGCTGCACTTCACCCCGTCGAAGCTGCTGGCCGTGGAGGTTGATTACTGATGGCTGCTCGAATCACACCCCCACAGCTGACTGTCGGCCCGGGCGATCCAGGCTGGGATGCACCGGAAGAAGAGATGGCGCCGGACAGCGCGCACCCGGACAACTATCGGCCGATGGCCAGGCCTATTGAGGTGACCAACCTGGCTTCGCTGAAGTGGGCTGACCGTGAGGCGTTCGACGCCATTGAGTTGATCTGCACCCAGCTGAAATACGACATGCTGCCGGAGGAGATCCAGCTGCACATCATCGAGTCCATGTCGGCGAGCACAAAGCGCGCACTGGTCTCGCAGATGGCTGGGCTGGATGCCTCGGTGCTGGTGACGTTCAAGCAGCAGCTGGCGCTGATCGACGCGGTGTGCGCGCGCGTGGTGAGCCCAGACGGTACGCCGAAGAACAACCACGGTCTGGACATCGGCGTGAAGGACGCGCTGAATATGTCCATGAAGGTGATCAGCATGCTGGTCAAGGATCTGCCGAAGGTCATCACCCTGGCGCGCGTGCAGCGGCTGGAGATGAGCCTGATGAAGGTTGTCGAGTCGCTGCCACGCGACAAACAGGACGAGGTGCTTCTGCTCCTCGAGGAAGAAGAACGCAAGGCCGTGAGGGAAGCGAAATGAAAAGCCTGCGGTGGAACCCTTTTGCGATGTGGTCTGATCACTGCGCTCTGGTTGAGCGTCTGGCAAAGCTGGAAGACCAGGTTGAGCGGCTGGAGAAGGCCGCGCTCGACCACGCCACCATTACCAGCCACGAACTGTTCAAACTGAAGAACCCATGGTACGGCTCTACTGTCGAGAAACCACTGACTCCAGAGCAGGAAGATATTGTCAAAATCTTCATGGAAAACAGAAAGTTACCCGAAGAAATTCGACGTGGTTTTGCCTCTGGTGGGTACTTCAATCGGAAGGCGGAAGGTCGGTTCGGCGAGGTGCCGTCGGAGCAGGTGCGCGCGACTGATGCGCAGTACGACGGCACGCCTTACGCGGTGTGCAACACTCCCGATGGGGAGCTGCCAGACGTCAGCTTTGAGGATTTGCGAAAGGCCATAAGTGAGATCTCGGCGCCGCGGCCGTACCCGGGGCATTCCTTCCGCCACCCTCAGCTGGAGCTGCCTCGACGCGCTAACCTATCCGGCATCCGCGATCCCCAGCCACCGCGCCGACCACAGTAAGGAGCAACACTTGAGCAACCATGGATCGGTAGCAGAACGGTTCCGCATGGCCCTCAGCCGCGAAGAGGGCATGAAGGAACTGGATCAGACCATCTTGAAGTACGGGTATGTCGAGGGAGAGCCTTTCTCCTTCGACGACCACGAATTCCAGATCGAGATCGTGCGCGATACTTCGCAGCGCATCGACGTGCGCAAGTGCTCGCAGGTCGGGCTGACCGAGATGATGGTGCAGAAGACCCTGGCGATCCTCGCGGTGATGAAGAACATCCGGGTGATGTTCAGCCAGCCGACCAAGGAGATGGCCGGCAAGTTCTCCAAAGACCGGATCGATGGCGCGGTGGAGCAGAGCGAGTTCTACTCGGGGCTGGTGAAGGCCGGCTCCGACGCCGCGGGCATGAAAAAGATCGGCCGCAATTTCCTCTACATCATCGGCACCTACGGCGCCAACTCGGCGATTTCCGTACCGGCCGAGATGATCATCTCCGACGAAACCGACTTCTCCAACGAGGTAGTCCTCGGCAAGCTGAACTCCCGTATCCGTCACGCCAAGACCGTCGATGAGCAGGGCAACCGAGGCTACCGCTACCGGTTCTCGACACCGACAGTGGACGGCTTCGGTATCGACGTGGGCTTCCAGGCCGGCGATCAGCGCTACTACATGTGCAAGTGCGAGCACTGCGAGACTTGGGTCAACCCAACCTTCCTAGAGGACATGATCCTGCCCGGCTGGGACAAGTCGCTGCTGGAGTTCGGCCGGGACAATCTCGACGATGAGCGAATTGACATCCAGTCGGCATGGATGCGCTGCCCATCCTGTCACAAGGATCTGTGGCCATCGCTGGTGAACCCGGCGCGGCGCCAGTGGGTGGCGAAGAAGCCTGACAACTGGAACCACAGCTACCAGGTCAACCCGTGGGACGTGCCCAAGTACAACACGCCGCCGAACATCTTCGCGCAGTTCGAGGCCTACCCGCTCAAGTCCGACTTCTTCAACTTCGTACTGGGGCTGCCGTTCTCCGACGCCGAGAACAGCTTCATCGTCACCAACGAGCACCGGGCCAAGACCTGTGACGTTGACCTGTGGATCTTCAACCAGTGCATCATCCCGTGCGGCACCGTCGGCGGGATGGACGTCGGCAAGATCCTGCACTTTGTGGTGAAGGTGAAAGTGCCTGGCGGTTGGCATGTGGTGTGGATGGAGAAGATCGCCAACACCAAGAGCGACCCGGCCTTCGAAAAGGTGCTTGAGCGCTACGACTTTTTCAACATGCGCAAGCTGTGCATCGACGCCGGCCCCGACATCACGCTGGTGAACATGCTGGTGATGGCGCGCAGCGGCATTCAGGCCGTGGTCTACGTCAGCAACCTGCAAGGCTTCCTGCCCATCGTCGAGAAGACCGAGGGCGAGGTGATCAACGCTGACCGGACGAAGACCCTGACCCTGCTGCTGAACCAGCACAACTCCGGGGAATGCCACTACCCGCACCGGGATGACTTGAAGATCGAGCTGTTCAAGCACCTGGAGACCACCAAGAAAGTGCGCGAGCGCGGGATTGACGGCAACATCACCGAGAAATTCATCAAGACCGACAAGCAGGATCACTGGGTGCACGCGCTGAACTACGCGAACATCGCGGCGATCGCCTGCGAGCAGTTCGAGGATCACAGCGTGGTCGGCGTGCTGCCAGGCACTGCTGCGGTGCGGATGGGCAGCGCGGTGAAGGAAAAGACTGAGCATGTCGAGCCAAGCCCTATTCTTGTCGGGATGTTCGGGTTTGCTGGTAGACGCAGATAACCCGCTGTTTAGCGGGTTATCCCACAGCCCTTAAAGTAGATTCTCAAGGGCCGTGCAAAGAACCCTTGTAATTCAGGCCATTGGCCAACTAAACTCGCGCCATCTCTAGGGAAGACGATACGGCATGGCTACCAAGCAGACACCGGGAAGCAAAGGATCGAGGTACGCCGCGACGGGTGCCGACGTTATCTTGCCGACCCGGAATCTCGCTGGTGCCGCCCGCGCCAAACGCCCCGGCTCCGAGCTGAAAAAGGGCGACTCCATCCAGAACACGTTGAAGACGTTCAACCAGAACGCGATCAACAACATCAGCTCCCGCACCGACGTCAACGAAATCATCCGCTTGCTCATCCGTGAAGACGGCATGTTCAGCTCGGCGGCGAACTCGATGGCGGCGATCTCCGTGGGTGCCGGTTACCGACTTGCCGGCTATGACGCCACGGGCATGATGTCCACGGAAGTCATGGGCGTGGCCTACACGATCATGGATCGATTCTCGACACTGCATGACTACAGCAAGGGCTACAACGACAAGCCAGGAATGCAATCGCTGTTGTCGAGTATTCAAATGGACGTCGTCACAACAGGGGGTTGTGGCCTTGAGCTGGTGCTGGACAAGGAGTTCGGCGCGGAGCGTCTGGTGCCCATCGGGTACGGGACGGTGCAGTGGGAGGCGGATGGCCAGGGAGGGCGCTACCCAACTCAGGACGGCGGCGACATCAAGCTGAACATCCCGACGGTGTTCGTCGCCGAGCACAACCGCAATCCCGACGAGGCCTACTCGGTCAGCTTGCTGCGCCCGGGCCTGTCGCAGGTCATCAACTTCAACGGATTCATCGAAGACATGCACCGGGCGCTGAACCGCACCGGGCACAGCCGACTGATCGCGACCATCATCAGCGAAAAAATCAGCAAGGCGGCGGATGAGAAGACCCGCAACGACCCGAAGAAAATGGGCGCGTTGTTCGACCAGGTGCGGCAGGAAGTGATGGATGCGCTGGCAGGTCTTGAGCCGGAAGATTCGGTGGTGACCTACGACAGCGTCGTATACGACGTGAAGGACACCGGCGGCAACAAGGCCGACTACAGCTCGATGCTGACCACCCTCGGCAACATGCTCGGCGCATCGCTGAAGACCCCGGCCTCGGTATCGGGGCTTCGCGCATCGGGCGGCCAAGGCCTGTCGAACGCCGAGACCTTGATCTACCTGCAGGTCGTGCAGGGCACCCGCCCGCCGGCTGAAGAGGTGATGTCCCGGGCGCTGACTCTCGCCTGCCGACTCCAAGGGATTGACGGCTACGTCGCGTTCGAATTCAACCCGATCAACCTGCGTCCAGACATTGAGCTGGAAGCCTATCTTGGCACCCGCCAGAAGCGCGTGCTGGAACTGCTGAGCTGGGGTGTGATCAACGAGGCCCACGCATGCTGGGAACTCGGGATCCGCCCGCAAGGCCTTAAAGCGCTGCTGGCTGGCACGCAGTTCTATACCAAGAGCGGCTCCGACGCGACCGCAACCGATCGCACATCTTCCACCGGCGCGGCACTGGCGCCAGACACCCCGGCTCAGACCGGCGGTGCAGATCAATAAGGGGCCTGGCATGACCGTTGAAATTTGGCTGGGCACTGAGAAGGCCTTCAACAAGTTCAGCAGCTTCGAGCTGAAGTACACCTTCGACAAGGAGGCCTACTCCAGCTACCCGTATGACGATGATCCTGAAGAGATCTGCCCAGTATTTGGTGTAGATATCACCCGCAAGGGCTTGTATCTTCTGGAAAAAGTAGGTGAAACTCCGGTACTGAAAATTCATGGTTCGCTGGTGCCGTCGTACCGCCGCTACCACCGCTGGTTCCCGGGCGAGGTCACCAGCTACGAGGCGATCAACGACGCTCTGGCGATCCTTTCGGAAGGCGGCTACACCGACGTCGTGCTGGATCACAACAGCGGCGGTGGCGCGGTCAGCGGGCTGAACACCGTGACCGAGTACATGGATCGGCTGCAGGGCGAAGGGATGAACTTCCGAGCGCACACCGACAGTGCATCGTTCTCGGCTAGCTACTGGATCATGTCCAGCGCCAACCAGGTCACTGCCAGCAAGATGGCTGAAGTGGGCTCGATCGGCGTGATCGCCGTGGTGCGCACCTACGCCAACACCGAAGAAAACTTCGGCGTCAAATTCACCGTCCTCAAGGAGGGTGAGTTCAAGGCGGTTGGCAACCCGTATGAAGAGCTGAGTGAAGCCGACAAGAAGTACCTGCAGGACAACCTGAAGGAGACCAATGCGTTCTTCCTCAACCACATTTCCGTTCAGCGCGCCCTGAGTCTCGACGACTACAAGGACTGGGCTGACGGTAAAACCTTTTTCGCAGCGAAAGCCGTGAAAAATGGGCTGGTCGACAGGATTACTACTCTGAACGACCTGATCGACCGCGGCGCGTCCGCACAAACCACTGGCGATAGAAGGAAATTCGAGATGAAGATCTCCGAAGCAAAACTCGCTCAGATTGAAGCGGGCGCGGCTCCAAAAGACGTGCTCACCAAAGCTGAGTTGGTGCAGTACGAAAAGGACATGGCTGTGCTGCAGGAGGCTGCCGACAAGGAAGCTGCTGCGCAGAAGGAACTGGACGACGCTGAAGCTGAGCGCCTGGCCAAAGAAGCCAAGGAAAAAGGCACCGGCGTGCAAGACGAACCAGTAGAGACTGCTGGCTTCGACGCCAAGGCGCTGTCCAACGC